AATTTTTCGGGCTACCTGACAAAACTGCTTTTAAAACTGCTATAATTGTCACTGGCGGGGCATATCTGCTCCGCAGATACAAGCAAGAGAGTGCGAACTCTACTAACAAACGCAGAAATCATGGCAGAAACAGTTATAAGCGAGGCTCCGGCTGAACAATCGGGAGCAGAAAACAATCAAGTACGAGGCCCACTATCGGTGGAAGATTTGGCGGCAAGTTTTGTCGAGCAGGTCGAAACGGATCAGGAGGCTCAACAGGCGGATGAGGCTAAAGCGGAAGTCACCGAGACTCCCGAAGAAGCAGAAGCATCTGCCGACCAGGATGAAGATGTTCTTTCACAGTCTGTAACCGAAGAATCTGAAGAAGAGGAAACGGAGGAGGATACCGAAGAGGAAGAGGTTGAAGAAGAGGCGGAAGTCACTTCAAAAGGGATGAAGAAGACATTGAAACAAATCAATCGTCTGACTGCCCGAGCGAAAAGTGCGGAAGAAACCGTCGAGGCGTTAAAAGCTGAGATTAATAATCTAAAGACAAATCAATCAGGTGGTAGCCAACAGTCTGCTCAACCCGAGCTAGAAAATATCCAGTCTTTTGAAGACTTGGAAAATTTGAAACGGGAAGCACAGGCGGCCAAGAAATTTGCACTTCAACACATAGGCAAGGATTTCGTAGAGGTCGATGGCAAGGAATATAGCGATGATGATATTCGCAATATCCTGACCCAGGCTGACGAATACCTTACCGAAAAGATTCCTCAGAGGAGTGAGTATCTAAGGGAAAAAAGCCAGTGGAGTAGGGATACAATCAACACCCATCCGTGGATGGATTCATCGCAAGATGATGACATATCCGAATCCCGTAGAGAAACCTATAAACAGCTACGAGGCCAATACGGCAATGTACTGGATAATCTCCCCAATGGTGACTTTATAGCCGCCACCCTTGTCAGAGGGATAGAAGCATTGAAAAGCGAGCAAACCGCAAAGGCAACAAAGAAGGTAGTCAAAAAGCGTAAGGCTCCACCTCCAACCGATGGAGGAGATGCATCCCCGCCAATCGAAAACTCAGCCACTCGGAAGCAGAAAGAAAAAGCAAAAATCCTGGATCGGAAAGGACCACTCTCGGCTAACGATCTTGCCGCATTTCTAGCGGACTAAAATTTAAAATCTTAAAATAAGGAAATACTTAAAATGGCTATTGCTACTTCATACAATGTAACAAGTGCTAAGGGTGCTCGCGAAAATTTAGAATCACTTCTGAAAACCGTAGAGCCTACTGAAACACCTCTGTATTCTACTCTCTCACAATCCGAGGCTCCAAAGGCTACTCTCAATGAGTGGTTGGTAGACTCACTTTTAGACCCCGAGATTGGAGGAGTAATTGACGGTGTTGATCTCACGATCTCCGATGCCGCTAACTTGATCGACTCAAGAGCAAGACTTGGTAACCGAGTCCAAACCATCAGAGATATATTCTCCGTCTCGCGTCAGGCTGAGATGATTGATGTCGCTCCTGGTGGACAAGGTGGATTATTCAACGCTTCCAAAGCAAAAAGTTTAATTCAGCTTAAACGCTCAATCGAAACTGCTATCGCTTCAGGAAACGATCAAGCCGCCGGAACTTCTTCCGCTGGAGCTACCCTCTGCGGGTTAGGGACTTGGTCAAATCCGAGTGCGACCGGAAATACTTTCGATACAAGTGCTAAACAAGCATTTCGTGCTGTAAGCGGATCTCGCGTATCTCTTGGTTCATTGACTGAGTCTGCTTTTCGTGGATTACTGCAAGCTGTTTATACTGCAAGTGGTGCTAAAGGTTCTTACAAATTGTACGCTGGTCCAGCAGTAATGAACGCCATTACTGACTACACCCGTGCCGCAGTTACCAACAATCCTGTTTACAGCTTCACTCAAGATGTAAGCGGAAAAACCTTGGTTAATTCAGTTCTTCATTATGTCAGCGATTTTGGCTCTATCGATATCATTCCTGACCTTTTCTTGGGTCGTGTGAATGGATCGGCTTCCAGTCCTGACACAGCAGAAGGAACAGTAAACACAGATCGTGCTTACTTGATTCCTGACGATGACACTGTTTCCCTCAAGTTTCTTGAAGGCATTTCCGTAGTGGATCTTCCTGACAATGGAGCCGGCAAAAGAGCTTTCACTGAGGCAATGCTTACGCTTCGTGTAGGTAATCCTAGAGCCTTGGGATCAATCGTTTAAACACTTCGGGTTTATTATTGTTCATGTTGTTATTGGGGAGCCGGTTTAGGGTTAGACCGGCTCCCCTTTTTCCATTTAAATGAGTCTAAATATCATCGTAAGGGGGGGTAAGAAAAGCAGATCGTCACAGGACGAAATCGCTTATTACCTTCGTAAGGAAAACGAGCGAGCCGCAGTCCGCGAAAAGGCTGGATATGCACAACGCCAAAAGCAGGCCCGCAAGGCCGCCAAAGCGTTTGAAGGAGGCAAAGGCGACTTTCGACTTGCTCGGGTAACAGACTTAACCACATATGTCCGCCACGAACAGGAAAGACCTGGATGCTGGGCAGACAAAGGATTTCGTAAGGACTTCGAGAAATCGAACCCCGAGTGCAAAGTTAAACACTAATTTTTTATATCATGGCAAACTACGCTACCGCCACCTATTCGCAATTAAAGTCAAGATTCCGAGCATTGGCCGGACTTGATGCTTTACAGGCAACAGATGCTAGTTTCCTTCGCGATCTTGTAAACCGTGCGGCTCGTATAGCCCATGAGAGATACCCTTGGCCACAGTTCACCGTAATCGGAGAAAGTGTGGCTATAGTGACATCTGATGCCAATAGACTTCGGGTTTACGGAACGAGCAACAAGTTGGCAAACGATGCCAATGTTGTTTTTCGTATTCATAAAGAAGATCCAACTTCTGCCCGTTACCCTGACGAATACACATTTCTAACCGAGTTAGATTCGGGAGGTTATCCATCAGTCAAAATCATTGAGCCTACCACATTGGACGGAGTAAATGTTTTTGTCACCTATCGTAAGGATTTGCGGTCTGAGATAAACTCAGGAGGTGCGACAAGTGGTTACTATGGTGATGATTCGGGAGATGAACAAAATATCCCTAACTTCTTTTTCGACTATCTCGCACATTCTGCCTATGCCGGTTTTTTGCGTGGGGATGGGCAAACTGAAAAAGCATTTGCAGAGGAACAAAACGCTGAAGCAATGCTCGCACAGGAAATCGATTTAGTCAGGGAACAGTCACGACAATATCGAAATGATATTTTGCAGTATCGTTCCCCATCACAATTTAACCGGCATAACATTCAAGCCGGTGGCAAGCCTGTAAGTCCAGGCATAGCTAATGTTCAGTAATGGCAAGAACAGTAACATTTGAATCACTCGAGAAACGCTTCAAGATGGCGGCTGGTCTGCCAACCTTGACGCAGGTCGATGAGTTTTTCTTCAAGGAATCTTTAAACAGCAGGGCACAGACTGCGTGGCATCGATGCAAGTGGCCTGAACTGCTTAAACTGGTAGAGAAGTCAGTTGGATCGACCACTAACCCAACAGCAGATAAAGCAGTGCAGATCGACAATGATTTAAACATCATGGAGATCCACCAGGTTTATACGAAGAATCCATTTACTGACAGCACGGCGGTATTGTTAGATTTTAAGTTACTGGACGGATATTTAATTTTACCAGCAAACAGTTCGGTATCATCTGTCTTTATTGTAGGGACCGCAGTTCGGCCAACCTATGGAAAGGATGCAGGCGAGGAATCGAATGTTCCTGACTTTTTAGCCAACTACCTGGTGGCCGGTGGACTCAGCGACTTTCTTCGTGGAGACGGACAGACAGAGGCGGCCATGCAGGAGGAGAACAGGGCGGAAGAATATCTCGCACTGGAAATTGATCGGGCAGAACGCCTTCAATCGCAAAACAAAATAACCTTTAACACCTATCCGAGCTATTCGTTCGGCATTTCAGTTTTAACCACATCATAAAATGGGCATATCATCATTCAATATTCAGAACAGCATGGGAGCAAATGGTTGCGTCTATGTTAATGGCACAGGAGCAAACACAGGCGACTTTATCGCAGTACAATTTACTGAGGATTCAGTGGTTGGAGCAATCACGGGACAGATGGAAAATTCGGCAGATTTAATATCTGACGGTACAACATTTGGAAAAGGTGACACTTTGACCTTACCGTTTACTAGCATAACGCTAAATAGCGGTGCGGCCATTCTGTATAAAGCATAAAAGGTTATGCCTTTTCTAGGATTAGGGGTTCAACTCGGCCATACTCTACCCCCATCAGGCGGTGGTGCAGGTTTTAGTAACACCTACAGCGTAGACTTTGATGGAACTAATGACAATGTAGCCATCTCTTACGATAGCTCTTTAGATATTACAGGTGCTTTGTCGATAACATCTTGGGTAAAGTTTGATTCTTTAAGCGGCTTTCCTATGATTTATGCTATCGGAAATTATTTTGACGGATATAATGGCACTAGCGGACATCAGTTTTATTCAAGTTCAAATAAGGTTGCTTTTTTTGACACAGGAACCGGGGGTGCACCTTCATTCTCCTCGACAACATTAAGCACGGGAACTTGGTATCATCTAGCTGTTACTCGTTCTGCCTCTAGAGGTATTACTTTTTATGTTAACGGAAGTTCGGCTGGAACACATACTCGGACGGGTACGCCCTCTACCAGTACTCTAGACATTAAAATCGGATCGGACGGAGGAAATAATAACTATTTAAACGGTCTGATTGATGAGGTAGCTGTATTTAATTCTGTTTTATCCGCATCTGATATAACATCTATCTACAACAGTGGTGTACCTGCTGACTTATCTTCGTACTCGCCTGTTGCTTGGTGGCGTATGGGCGACAATGATGGCGGTACAGGTACGACTATTACCGATCAAGGAAGCGGAGGTAACGACGGTACTCTTACTAACGGTCCAACCTTTTCAACCACAGTACCCTCTTAATAACTATGAGCAGACAATATGTAATTCTAAACGCTGACGAAGTAAGTACCGTTAACTTTGACGAAGTACTTGAAACCTCGGCAGAAACTTTGCGATACAATGTCGCGGGTAC